TGTAAACAAACATTTGCTTAAATACAATTTTAACAACAAGAAAAAGTCTGTTGACTTACAAAATAAAAGCAGGAGAGATGATAGAGTATTGCACCATCAGGTATTTTGTAAGATTTGTAAGGATATGAACTATACTCTTACAGAGATTGGTAGATACTTAGATAAAGATCACAGTACAATTATTTACTCTATAAGACGGGCTACAGATATGATATACATTAATGACAACAGGTTCTTGACGGTATACAATTCTGTAAAAAAAGAGGTACTTAATGAATTAGAAAATGGAAGAGATATTCAATATATTACTGAAGAGGGGAATGACTCCAAATCAGCATTACATGTTACACTGTCTGAAGCATAGTGTAAAAACAACGGGTATTAATCCGTATGCTGAAGCAAGAGAGTTAAAGTTCAAAGGCTTAGTTAATGATAAATATGAATTATCTGATACAGCTAATGAAATTCTAGAGGAGATAGAAGAATTCTTTTCTATACAGAAAGAAAAAGTATTAATTACAGTAGCCGGCAATGATTTTAAAGAGAATATTGTAAAGTATTTAGAATTATTTCCAAAACGTAAATTACCTAGCGGGAAACTTGCTAGGTCAGACAAGAAAAACATAGAGAGTAATTTTAAATGGTTCTTTAAGACCTTTGAATACACTTGGGAAACTGTTCTCACAGCTACTGCACACTATGTGGATGAGTATGAAAAGAAAAATTATCTCTACATGCAAACATCACAGTACTTTATTAGCAAAACACAACCGGATAAATCCAAAATGTCTGAGTTAGCTAACTATTGTTCTATGATTATTGAAGGTACAGATATGAATGATGATAACCATTTTAAAGAGAGAGTAGTATGACAAAAGAGTTATGGATTCCTAGAAAAGAAGGCTTTAAGAAAGCTTTAGAGTACATGCAGGGTAGATCTGATGGGATTATTAAATCTATACAGACACCCTGGTCTAAATTTAATGATGCTACTACTAATGGTATAGAGTGGAACACACTAAATGTAATTGGTGGAAGGCCTGGTTCTGGTAAAACTTTAATTAAAGACCAGATTATTAGGGAAGCCTTTGCTCTTAACCCGGATACTCAGTTCAGAGTATTAGAGTTTAGTTTTGAGATGATCATGCAAACCTCTTGTTTAAGAGATTTTAGTGCAAGCTTAGGTAAGAGTTACAAGTATTTATGTAGCGCTGAAGGTAACAAGTTAACAAGGGAGGAAATTGTACACTGTTATGACCTAGCCAAAACTAAAGTTAACTACCCAATAGACACAGTAGAACAACCTTGTACTGTAAATGAAATGCGGGATATAATTGATAAGTATATCAATGAGTATCAGACAAAAACAATTATTACATTGGATCACAGTATTCTATTAAAGAAAGCGCCTTATCACAGAGACAAGTATGAAATGCTCTATGAGTTTGGTGAGATGCTTACTGAGATAAAAAGGGTGTACCCAATTACTATGATTGTATTAAGTCAGTTAAATAGAAGTGTAGAGTCTCCTGAGAGAAATGAAGATGGTAAGTATGGTAATTACATACTTGACTCTGATATCTTTGGTGGTGATGCATTACTACAACATGCTGATTTAGTAGTAGGATTAAATAGACCCGCAAAGCAAAAAATTAAATTTTATGGACCTGATAGATATATCATTGAAGATGATAAGACTCTAGTTATGCATTTTCTTAAAGCAAGAAATGGTGATAACCGGATGTCTTTCTTTAAGGCCCAGTTTGAAAAAATGAGTATTACAGAAATGGAGACACCAGCAACACAAGAAAGAAGAATAAAAACATCATGATAAGTACAAAAACAACACAAAAACTTACAACGGAAGAAAGAAAGAAAAGGATACAAGACTTGTATGAATTCCAAATGGAAAAATTCATGCAGGAAGGTGTATCTGAACCTTTATTTATCCCTAAAATGGCCTATAAACCGGCCACAAAAGATGAGAAACACATTACATTCTTTGCATCTGAGTTAGAAAGAGCAGAGTATTATGATGTCCCTAAAAATGTATACACTGAATTTATCAGTAGTGAGTATATTCCTGAAGATCCTAAACGTACATTATACAAGTGGATATTTAATCCGCACTGGAGAACAGAGTATGATGTAATTGAAGCTACAGAAAGTATTCAAGAGAGATACATGATTCCTGTATCAGAACTTAGAATTGTGCAGCAACCTGTTGCACAAATACAAAAAGAGGTTAAATTACCAGCATTGACTTTAGGCCCTACAGATGAGCCTTTTAATATGCTTACAATTAGGGACCTTGCTGCTATTATACTGAAGAAGCCTGTTAGTAACAAGGAATGGTTAAATGAAATTATAAAATCTAAATAAATATGGCACAAAGTATTCTAGTTATCGCAGAGAGCGGTGCAGGTAAAAGCACAAGTATTGCAAACCTGGACCCAAAAGAAACATTTATTGTAAATGTAGCAAACAAACCACTTCCTTTTAAAGGATGGAAGAACAAGTACAAGATTTGGAGTAGAGAAGATCAGTCTGGTAACATGTACACTAGAGCAGGTTCTAAAGAAATTGAGGCCTGTCTTAAGTATGTAAGTGAAAAGAGACCTGAGATTAAGAATATTATCATTGATGATTTTCAGTACATGTCAGCATTTGAGTATTTTGATAGAGCAGAAGAAAAGGGTTATGAGAAATTTACTAGTATTGCTAAGAGCATTGCAACTATTGCAAAGCTTCCGACTACACTACGTGAAGACTTATATGTATTCTTTTTAACACACGCTGAAGAGTCTCAGGACTTAGAAGGCAGAAGAAAGTTTAAGGCCAAGACAATTGGTAAATTGGTAGATAACAGTTTAACTCTAGAGGGATTATACTCTATAGTTTTATTTGGTAAAGTAAAGAAAGATAAAGATGGCGGTATGCGTTATGTATTTGAGACACAGAATAACGGTGAAAATACATGCAAGTCACCAGCCGGAATGTTTGAATCCTTTGAGGTTCCCAATGATTTAGAATTTGTAAAACAAGCAATAATTAACTACGAAAATTAATAACTATGATTAGCACTAAAGACGTGCAAGCTACAAGTAGCTCGCCAAAGAAAACCCTAAACCCCGGTGAACACACCGTGAAAATTAACTCTGTTTCATTAGAGAGTGTAAGTTACAAAGCAGGTGCTTATCACCTAATTTTGAATGTAGAAGGCCCTGATATGGGTACTTCATTTGAAGGATTCTTAGTAGACAAAGACAAGCCAAATGGTGCCCGTTACAAAGGTCAGATTGGTAAAGTAAAGTTTGGCTTTTATCCTTTCTCTGATGGTGAAACAAAGACCGGTATCAAGATTAGCCGTGACTTAAGTATTTTACGTGCAATACAGCAGTTATGTATTGCTGGAGGTAAACTTGAGTGGTTTGAAGAAGCAGATGGTAAATTTGCAACAATTGAAGATTTTGTTAAAGCAGCTAATGTTGTTATTGCAGATGATACATTGTTTAGCATGTGTATCAATGGTAAAGAGTATGAAAAGAATGGTTATATCAACTATGATTTGTTCTTACCAAAATCTAGCAAAGAGGCATATGCATTGGAGTCTGCTACTGCAACTTCAAGCAGATTAATCTCTTATAACCCTGAGTTACATATCAAAAAAGTTAAAGTGGAAAACGTAGAATCATTTGGTGATGCTAATCCATTTAAGACTGAAACTGATACATCTACAGGATTTGAGTTTTAAGTTTTAAAGTTTATTATATAAAAGGGGGATTATATGGTCCCCCTTTTTTATTATTGCAGTTATGATTAGTACAAAGATTCTAATTCCGGATATAAAGTCAGTACCTATAGCATGGGTATTTGAGCATTATTGTAGATTAGATCAGAAGTTAACTGGTCAAGATATTAAGATTAAATCCCTCTTTAATCCTAGTGAAAGAACTCCTAGTATGTGTATTTACTTTAAACAAGATAAAGATAAATATTACTACAAAGATTTCTCAACGGATAACGGTGGTGATTGTATTGATTTAGTACAGAAGATATTTGATATAGATACCCGGTTAAATACTATGCATAAAATTGTAGGAGATTACAATGAGTTTGTATTGCATAATAATGGGGGATATGATCTACAAGTATTCAAGCAGTATAATAAATACAAAATTGATAGATATGAGATTAGGCAATGGAATACATTAGATAAAAGCTATTGGAGTAAGTATGGTATAGGTTCTAGAATGCTAGAGCACTATAATGTAAAACCTCTAAGTAGTTATACTATGTTTAAAGAAGATGATGGTATATATAAAGTCTTAAATATTGAAGGCTCTAATATATATGGTTACTTCAAGAAAGATGGTACACTAATTAAGATCTATCAGCCTAAAGTTCAAAAGAAAAAATTCTTAAAAGTAAAAGATTATGTACAGGGTAGTGAGCAATTATCCGGCACTGAGTCATTAGTTATTGTCTCCTCTCTTAAAGATGGCATGTGTTTAAAGAAGATGTATCCAAGTATAGATTTTCTGGCACCAGATTCTGAGAATACAATGATTAAGAAAGAATATCTAGATACTGTTAGTAGTAATTATAAAAATTGCTACATACTATTTGATAATGATGAGGCCGGTAATAGAGCTACTGTAAAGTACTGTAATCAATTTACTTATCTTAAACCTTTATATTTGCAGTTCTCTAAAGATATATCAGATTCTGTAATGGATAATGGATATCAAG